AGGCCGCAACCCGGCAGGGGGATGGCATCCCTGTTGTGTATAGGCCAACCATTCAAAACTATCCGTGTTCACACCTCCGGTGAATATGCGTATCTCAAGGGAGTGCCACAATGTCAGACGAGTACCTCAACGAAGAAGAAGAAGCCACACTCGATCCCAACATCCGGGCAGAGTTGCGTAATAGCAGGGCTGCGAAGAAGGAAGCAGAACAGGCGAGAGCCGAACTGGAAAACCTGAAGCGCGATCTAGCTTTTACTAAGGCGGGAATTTCCGAAACTGGAACGGGCGCTTTGCTTCGCAAGGCTTACGATGGAGACACCGATCCTGATGCCATCCGCAAGGCGGCAGCAGAATACGGAATCCTGAATGAGTCACCGCAGCATGACAACCCGATCCAAGAGGAACTTAACCAACACAGAGCTATTGCAGGAGCCACCGGAACCAATAATTCCGGGCCTACGAATGAACAATCATTCATGGCAGGCATAAATCAGGCAAGCAACGTGGAGGAGACATTGGCGGCAATCCGAGCAAATGGCCCCGAAACAGGGGTACATATTGTGGGGTACCAGTAATCACCGGGTAACTTAACCCAAGGAGTTAGCCAAAAATGGCTTTTACCACCACATCATCCCTTGCGTTGGCGCAGGCGGCGTATGACAAGCTCGCCCGCTTTGCCCTTCGCCCTGAACTTTACTTCGACAATGTTGCCGATGTTAAGCCTACTAATCAGTCCATGCCTGGTAGCTCAGTCACGTTCCCGATCATCTCGGACTTGGCAATTGCTTCCAGCGCTCTTAACGAGTCCACTGACGTAACCCCCTCGGCTGTTTCCGAGAGCAACGTCACGGTAACGCTTGCTGAGTACGGTAACTCCGTTCTCACCACGGCTGCCCTTCGTGGAGAGTCCTACGTTGAAATTGACCCCATCGTTGCTAACGTAGTTGGCTACAACGCTGGTGTTTCAATTGACGAAGTAGCTCGTAACGTATTGGCTGCTGGTACCAACGTGGCTTACACCAACGGCAAGACTTCGCGTGTTGGCGTTGCTAACACGGACAACCTGAAGGCTGCTGACATTCGCGCTGCTAAGGCCCGCCTGCGTAGCCAGAACGTCCCCACGTTTGACGGTTTCTACACCGCTTACATCCACCCGAACGTTGCTTACGACTTTACGTCTGAGACTGGTTCGGCTGCGTGGCGTGACCCGCACACCTACTCACAGCCCGGTGAGATTTGGGCCGGTGAAATGGGTGCCTTTGAAGGCTTCCGTTTCATTGAGACCCCTCGCGCCCCTGTATTCCAGGGTGCCGGTTCTTCAACGGGTACGGTTGGTGCCAACGTCTACGGCGTTCTTTGCCTTGGTCGTCAGTCACTTGCTAAGGCTTGGTCAATGGTTGATGGAAACACTGAGACACCTCACGTTGTTCCCGGTCCGATCACTGACTACCTGCGTCGGTTTGTCCCTTGGGGCTGGTACTGGCTCGGTGGCTACAGCATCTACCGTCAGGCTTCGCTGTACCGCATCGAAACTGGTTCCTCGTTGTCTTACAACGACCCTGCAATTGACCAGTAGTAACTAAGTAGGGGAGGGCTATCGTGGTCCAACAGTGTGCCCATTGTGGTTCGTTTGATATCATGGCTGGCTTGGATATGTACCAATGCTTGCAATGCGGATTTCACACACACGCTGATGGTACTGCGATAGCCCGACCCCCTATTGAAGAACCTGTTACTTGGCCAGGACGCGCCAACATTGACGCGCCCGCAGATCGTTAGGAGTCAATATGGGAGTTAGTTCCCCCACCGGAAACGGTGAAACCCGAGGAATGGAGTACGCCGGTCAACCCGGTAAAGCTCTGCCTCTCCGTCCCGAAAGGGCAAAGGCTAACAACGCTTCAAGCGTTGGATGGCACGTTACGGGCAACAAGCGCGCTGCTGATGGCATTACGGACATGCGTGAGAATCTAGGTACTGGTAAGCCAATGGCCGCCACAAACCACGACACTCACAACTCTCGTGCCGCCGATGGCGATCCTTACATGGGCGCAAGCGTAAGCATGAAGGGCAAGATGAACCGATGACGTTTAAAGCTTCTTCTGGCGACACTCGCCCCATGACCAAGCAGGAAATGTCTGGCGACATGAACGAGGATTACACCCACCCGTCAGTAGTGGCTAAGGTCACTGACTCTGGCGCTGTAGTTCGAGGACTTAGCGATTACGCTACCAAGCGTGGCGTTACGGCCCCACTTGTCATTACAGACATTTCGGCAGAGCAACATGGATCATGGCTCAATGGGGTATACACCCCCAACGAAGTCCATGGTTTTCCGTACAAGACTAGGCCGGTGGAATAATGGATACGATGGGTTCAGCAATGCGTGATAACCAGACCGATACTTGCCACGGCAATTGCGGTGATGGTTGCGCTGCCTGCTCAAAATCTGTTCAAGTGGACTTTCGCCCCCGTGACATTCGTATGATGCGTATGCTCGGCGTTGAAGATCCCAAGCTTGCTGCCGCAGGTGATGACACCTCGCTTGTACGCGACCGCTTTAACAACTAAGGGGTCTTTATGGCCCGCCTGCGCTTTGATGCGGTTCGTGGTGAATTAAGCGCCACCCTCGCACCAACGGACACCACTATTTCCTCACCCGGATTGTCTCGACTTGGGACAGTTCAGGGTGGGGATATAGCGTTAATTTGCATTTACTCAACAGATGTCAACGGCAATATCAACGCATCTGAAAACGTTTATGTAACAGATCATTTGGCAGGCGCTACTTCCGCCACCATCCAACGCGCTCAAGATGGCACAACTGCCCAAGCATGGTATTTTAATACTTGTTTTTGGTCACACGGTTTTGGTGTTGCTGACGTTACCGACATTGAATCTTTTACTACGGCAGAAACGGCGCGAGCCGAAGCAGCCGAGGCCACTCTTAACTCCGCTATCACAACCGAGCAAAGTGTTCGTGCCGCCGCAATTACTGGCGTTCAGGGTCAGGTAAGCGCTGAGACTACTCGCGCCACCAATGCCGAGGCTACCAAACAGACGCTCTTTGCTCGCACCGCAGTTAAGACTGCTAACTACACGGCAACTACATGGGACTTAGTTGCTTGCGACGCTACCGCAGGCACCTTTACTGTCACCCTGCCTAGCACCGCCCCTGCTGGTTCAATGGTTTCCGTCAAGCTGATTGCCAGTACCGGCAGTAACTATGTTGCTGTGGTCCCCGGTTCCGGCACCGTTCTTGACAAGTCATCTGGCGGACCGACTTCTTACAACCTCTCGGCTGTTGGCGCAGACGTTACCGCCACTTTTGATGGCACAAATATTTGGACGCTTCAATCTGCTATTTCTCAGGGGCTTCAAGGCGCACAAGGTACACAAGGCTACCAAGGCCCACAGGGTAATCAAGGTACGCAAGGCTACCAAGGTCCACAAGGCCCCCAGGGTTCCATAGGATCGACTGGAAATACTGGTCCGCAGGGTACGCAAGGGTTGACTGGTCCACAAGGCACACAGGGCGTTCAGGGGTCTATTGGTAGCCAAGGATCACAAGGTACTCAAGGTACTCAAGGTACTCAAGGTACGCAAGGTAATCAGGGTCCGACAGGTATTACGGGCAACACCGGCCCACAAGGTAGCCAAGGACCGCAAGGCGCGTTAGGCAACCAAGGCAACCAAGGCGCTGCTGGCGCTCAAGGTTCACAAGGATACCAAGGCAATCAAGGCTTTCAAGGTAATCAGGGCTATCAGGGTGCGCAGGGCACGCAGGGAACGCAGGGCTTCCAAGGCAACCAAGGGTTCCAAGGATCTGCGGGTGCCCAAGGTTCTACAGGCGCTCAGGGAACACAAGGATTTCAGGGCAACCAAGGCTCGCAGGGAAATCAAGGCAATCAAGGCAATCAAGGCATTTACCCAACCAATACGGGTGTTCCGCCATCAGATATAACGCTTCTTTGGCTTGACCAAACTGCGTCTGGCTCTGGCATCCTTGCTACGCCATACATTATTTCG